GCTGGAGGTTGAGGCCACCGGTGAGCAGCTCACCACGCCAAGGTGGCTGGCCGACCCGATGCTTCTGCGCCCGGATGTCCGCCTCTCCGCCGGGCTCGCGGCCTTCCCGCACACACGGCGGCTCACCCGCTCCGGGTTCTTTCGGGAGGTCGTGCGAAGCTGCATCTGGTACGGCACCGGCGCCTTCATCTTCACCCCCTCGGCCAAGGGCGAACCGATCGCCGGGACCATGCGCCAGGTCCACCCCGGCGCACTGTCGATCAACGCGGACGGAAACTGGGTGCTCGGCGTCGGCAACGAGGCCGTCGAGTTCAACCGGGAAGGCTCGGTCTTCATCGGCCCCGCCGAGATCGAGTACCGGATCGCCGTCATCCGCAACCCGCTCTCGCCGGTCGCCGAAGACGGAACCGTGCTCGGAGTGTTCGGCCTGTCGCCCAGCGCCTTCGAGATGGCCTCCTCGATCGACACCTACACCTCCGGTACCTTCCGCTCCGGCGTGCCGGCGGGCTACCTGAAGACGCTCACCCCGGGCATGACCCAGGACCAGGCCGACACGCTCAAGGCGAAGTGGCTGGCCGCACACGGCGGGGACCGGCGCTCGATCGCCGTGCTGAACGCCACCACCGAGTTCCACCCGATCAGCTTCTCCCCGGTGGACGCCGAGGCTGTCGCGATCAAGCGAATGGGCATCGGCGACGTGGCCATGGCCTTCGGCCTGCCGCCCGAGGTGCTCGGCGTTTCCCTGTCGAACAGCTCGACGTACGTGAACGTCTCCGACACCTGGGACCGGCTACGGGCGTTCGGCCTGTCCGCGTGGATCTCCGAGCTCGAGGACGTGCTCTCCGCGCTCACCCCGCTCGGGCAGCTAGTCCAGGTCGATATCTCCGCGTTCCAGAAGGACCCGATCGCCCCCGTGGTCTCCGGTGAGGCGGCGGTGACGAAGCAACGCGACGTGGCCGAGACCCTGCAGAAGGTCTACCTGGCCGTCACCGCCGGCGTCATCACCGCAGACGAGGCACGCGAGATCGCCAACAAGGCAGGCGCGGACCTGCCCATCCCCGGCAACGTCAGCCCAGCCAACGCAGCACCACCCGAGGAAGGAACCGAGTGATGGTCCGAGCACCGGCCCCCAAGAAGCGGCGGAGCCACGTCCCGGCTCCCGCCCCGAAGAAGGCCGCCGAGAAGAAGACCCCCGAGAAGAAGCCGGAAGCCAAGAAGTGACCGCCGGCCTCGAACTCCCGAAGCGCTTCGAGGTCGTCCAGTGGCGCTCCGCCGAGGTCATCGACCTGGACGACTCCACCGGAGAGGTCCGGCTCCGCATGGTCCCGTACGACCGAGAGGCCCGGCTCGGGGTGAACCTGTTCGAGACCTTCGAACGCGGTGCCTTCGCGGGCGCCGTCAAGGCACCCTCGCGGGTCAAGATGTGGAACGAGCACCTTGGGCCGCTGATCGGGCGCGCCAGCACGGTCGAAGACCTGCCGGACGGCGCCTACGCCACCATGCGTTTCGCCAGCACCCTCCCGGCGCAGGAGGCCCGCACCCTGGTGATCGAGAAGATCATCGAAGAGTGCTCCATCGAGTTCCGGGCGATCCGTGAGTCGATGAAGGCTAGGCGAGCCCCGGACGGCATCCACGTCAGCCACAGCCGGGGACACCTGCTCGGCGCGGCCCTGTGCGCTCACGGCGTCTACGGCGACGTCGGCTCCCACGTGCTCTCGGCCCGATCCGAGGACGCGGACAAGAGCCACGACGAGCGCCTGGCGCGTCTCCGTTCCCTAAGTCACTGAACGTCACATATGCTCGCAACGCGGTTACTGGTCTCGCCCCCCGCCCGCGGTCACCCCGGTTAGGCACCACGCTCCCCCGGTCCCCCGCCACGACGGTTATCGCGACCTCCCCCGCTCGGATGACGTACCCACCCCGAGCGTCCTAGGAGGCGCATCCTCATGAACACCCGTACCCGAAACCCCGTCCACGAGCAGCTCGACTCCCTGCGCTCCGCGCGTGACGCGGCCCGTGACGCCGCGATCCAGATGGCTGCCAGCGACGGCTTCAACCCCGAAGACACGTCCTTCGTGGAGCTGGAGACCCGCGCGCAGAACCTCGATTCCCAGGTCGCCCGGCTCGCCTCCCTCCTGGAAGGCCAGCAGGCCGCCGACGCCCTTGACGGCCGCCTCTCCCGCAGCCCGCGTGTCCCGGAGCAGCGCTCCGAGACCCCGCAGGGCTGGGGCGAGCAGTTCATCAACTCCGACGCCTTCAAGGAGTACGGCTACCGCGGCACGTCCGCACGGTTCGAGGTCGAGGCCCGAGCACTGCCGCACAGCCTCGCCTCGATGGACGCGGCACTCCCGGCCTCCCCGATCTACAACCTGACGCCCCCGGCGCTGCCGCCGACGATCCTGCCCCTGGTCAGCGTCATCCCGGTCAGCGGGAACTCCGTCGACTACATCGTCTGGAGCAAGAAGGCCGGCAGCGCCGCGGTGGTCGGCGAGGGTCTCGGCAAGCCTGAGGTCGAGTGGGAGCCGGTCGTCACCCCGGTCAGCCTGGACACGATCGCCGGCCGGACCAGCTTCACCCGGCAGCTCGCCGAGGACGGCCCCGCCGTCGTCGCGTACATCAACAGCGAGCTCCAGGCCGACGTGACCCGCAAGGTCGAGTCCGAGGCACGGGCCGCCATCAACGCTGCCACCCTCCCGGCCCTGACCGGGCCTGCCGGCGCCGGGATCTCCGGTGCGATCCGCGCGGGCAAGGCGGCCGTGCAGAACGCCGGGTTCAGCCCGAACGCCTTCCTGATCCACTCCGACGACCTGGTGGAGATCGACATCGAGTCCGTGTCCCAGTTCCGCGGCGACCCGTACTGGGGCCTCACCCCGATCGTCGACCCCGGCGCCACCCCCGGCGTCGTTACTGTGGGCGACTTCAAGGCGGGCGTCGCGCACTACCGCCGCAACTCGGTCCAACTGTTCATGACGGACAGTCACGCCGGGAACTTCGCCCTGAACATCCTCGACGCCCTGGCCGAGCAGCGCTGCAAGACCGCCGTCGTGCGGCCCGCAGCCCTGGTCGAAGTCACCGCCGGAGCCTGACCCCGATGCCCGCACCCGCCGTCCCCACCCTGGCCGAGCTGAAGGAATGGCTCAGCCTCGAATCCACAGACACGACCGACGACGTCGTGCTTCAGGAGTCCCTCGACGCGGCGATCGTCGCGCAGGACAAGGTCGTGGACTACGAGGACGACGGGTCGGGCGGCAAGGCATACACCTCGGATCTCCGCGAGGCGCTGTTCCTTCGGGCGCAGCGTCTCGCGGCGCGGCGTAACTCCCCCGAAGGTGTGGTCGGGTTGGCCGGGGCCGGAGGGGACTTCGTCTCGGCGACCCTGCCATCCTTCGATGGCGACGTGGCCCGCCTTGAAGGCCCGAACCTGAAGATGGTCGTCGCCTGATGGCGTCGACCACGATGCAGACCACCGACGTCGCGACGGTCCTGCACGACCTGATCAAGACCGTGCCGGGCATCCGGGCGTACCAGTACGTGGCCGACATCACCCGGCCCCCAGCCGTTGTGATCATGCAGCCCACCCTGGACTTCCAGGACCAGAGCGCCGGGTTCTGCCGGGCGGTGTGGCTGTTCCCCGTCGTCCTGGTCACGACCAGGTCCAACGACCGTGCAGCGCAAGCCGAGATGTCGAAGCTCCTGCTCGACGTCGTCAACGCTCTGGACGGTGACGCTGACGGCGTCCTGTCGATCGAGCCTCTCAGTGCCCGCCCCCTGCCTGGGGTAGCGGTCAACGGGCAAGAACTGCCCGCGTACGAACTCTCCATCCGTATCCGGGCCTAGAAGGAGGCCGACATGGTTGTGAACACGATCAAGACCCTGGAGCTGTCGTTCGAGGGTCAGAACTACGAGTGCCAGCTCACGCGAGCCGCGCTGATCGACTCCCCGGAGACCGAGACCCTCACCACGTTTTGCGGTGCGCAGGACAGCTCGATCGCCAAGTACTCCCTGGAGATCGGCGGCTTCCAGGACTACGGGCACATGACCTCCGGTGGTACGCCGGTCGCGGACTCCGTCTTCGACCTGCTCCACGAGGCGTACGTCGCCGAGCAGGCGAACTCCGGCGC